GCGCAGAATGCCGGAGCGATTGCGCCCGGTTGCATTCTTAAATCTAACTAGCACTGCAAGCTGAATATAAACACGCAAGCTTGCAAAAACTTTTAGCCACAAAAAATTTTTGGCGAGTTAGTTATATTTAGTGATTCTTGTTTGTTATTAATACAAACTAAAAAATATTTTTGGGTCCTTTTTTGCACAAACACCTGCGAAGGTATTCGAATCGCGCCGTTCGTGTAGGCAATTGCGCGAAAAGTTGTTTCGATCACTCGAAGACAGACTTTCCCTAAAAGCCGAATTTGCAAAATCGGCCATATTAGCAACGGTATTTGTTGTGCGCTATGGTCGGCGCAGCGTATTTACATCATGGCGTTAATCACCAGAGCCGAAGCCGCGCGAGCAATGGGGGTTACGCCCGAAGCCGTATATGCGGCTGTAAAAAGCGGAAGATTATCGGTCATAAAAGACCGTGATGGCAAGCCCCTCGTCAATAGCGAAACGATGCGAGAGGAGTGGGCGAAGAACACGCAGACTCGAATTGGGATCGGTCCGAAGGCTCCTGGCCGTGGACGAGAACGCAAGCCATTACGCAGCAGGGAGGAGCGCATGGCGCCGAGGGAAGACGATCGGATTGGCCGCACCAATGAGTCGATCCCGGATTACGACGAGTCGCGAGCCCGTACCGAACACTTGAGAGCAGAGCTGTTGGAGCTTGACCGGCAGCAGAAAGAAGGGCTGTTGGTTGAGACCGAGAAGGTCGAACATGAATGGGTAGAGATAGTGACTCGCGCAAGGACAAAGTTACTGGGCATCCCAACAAAAGCGAAGCAACGGATACCTGATTTGGACACAGATGCGATTGGTGTTTTAGATGATATTGTTCGTGAAGCTTTAGAAGATCTGGCTGCCGACGGTGAATAACGCAGAAAAGCTCAAAAAAGCCGCATTTTTGGCGTTCAAGCCGCCAAAAAAGATGACTTTGAGCGAATGGGCCGACTCTTATGCATATTTAAGCGCAGAGTCAAGTGCAGAGGGCGGCAGGTGGCATACGTTGCCCTATCAGAAGGGAATCATGAATGCCGTCACAGATCCGAAGATAGAACAGATCACTGTTATGAAGAGTGCCCGTGTTGGTTACTCGAAGATCCTGAATCACGTTGCTGCGTTCCATATTCATCAGGATCCGTGCCCGATCATGATCGTGCAGCCGACGATTGAGGATGCTCAGGGGTATTCAAAGGAGGAGATTGCGCCGATGTTGCGTGACACGCCTTGCCTGAAGGGTGTGGTGAGCGAGGCGAAGGCGAAAGATGGTGCCAACACGATTTTGCAGAAGCAGTTCCCTGGGGGGAGCTTGAGCCTGGTCGGAGCAAACTCGCCTCGAGGGTTCAGGCGGGTCAGTCGCCGGGTGGTCTTGTTTGATGAGATCGACGGTTACCCGGCGTCGGCCGGCACCGAGGGTGATCAGATCAAGCTGGGCATCAGGCGAACTGAGTATTACTGGAACCGGAAGATCGTGTCGGGCTCCACACCCACGGTGAAGGATTTCAGCCGGGTGGAGCGCATGTTCCTGCAGGGTGATCAGCGCCGGTATTTCGTGCCGTGCCCGGATTGTGGGCACATGCAGTATCTGAAGTGGGGGAACATCAAGTGGCGTGATGATGATCCCGATACGGCGAGCTATGCGTGCGAGGGGTGCGGGGTGTGGATTCCTGCATCGAAGAAGCGGTGGATGGTTGAGCGCGGCGAGTGGCGCCCCACGGCGCCTGGGAATGGGAAGCATGTGTCGTTCCACATCTGGGCGGCGTACAGCTACAGCCCGAATGCGACGTGGCAGAACTTGGTCGAGGAATTTTTGGATGCAAAGAACGACGCAGAGCAATTGAAGACGTTCGTGAACACGGTGCTGGGCGAGACGTGGGAGGACGAATATGCGTCGAAGGTCGGCGCTGATGCGTTGAGCCAGCGTGCGTCGGTTGAGGAGTATCAGCAGGGCAACGTGCCGAGTGATGCGTTGCTGCTGACGATTGGATGTGACGTGCAGGACGACCGGCTGTCGCTGAGTGTCTGGGGCTGGGGCCGCGAGGAGCAAGGGTGGCTTGTTGATCGGGTGAAGATCTATGGAGACCCCTCGAGGGGAGAGGTGTGGAAGCAGCTCGACGAGATTTTGCAGGCCCCGTATCCGGGTGATGGCGACAGGAAGCTGAAGCCGCTTGTGGTTGCGATTGATAGTGGTGGTCACCACACGGCGGAGGTGTACCAGTACGCCAGGGAGCGCCAGAGCCTGGGTGTGGTGGCGATCAAGGGCATGTCAACGAAGAACAAGCCACCGATCGGCAAGGCGAGCAAGGTGGATCTGAATGCGAACGGTAAGACGCTGAAGAAGGGTGCTCAGGTGTTCCCGGTTGGTTCGGACACGATCAAGTCGTTGCTGTTCGGCAGATTGAAGCACAACGACCCAGGGCCTGGGTATCTGCATTTTTATCCAACAGTCGAGAAAGATTATTTCGAGGAATTGACAGCAGAGAAACAGATCATGCGTTTTAGGAATGGTTTTCCTGAGAGGATCTGGGTGAAAAAGAGCAGTGCAAGAAACGAAGCGCTTGACGAGCTTGTTTATGCCTATGCGGCGTTGAACAGGGTGTATCAGATCAAGGATCGCCGGACATTGTGGGATCAGATGGAGAAGGCGCCGGAGGAGCGCAAGTCAAGACGCAGTGGGCAGGCGAGAAAGAGTGGGAGGAGTTTCGTCAATCAGTGGTGAGAGTTAGACTGCTGAATATCAGTCGATAATTCTGTCGATGGCGATCCCACCGTCCATAACAAGTGGCGTGGATGCGGTGTGGACTGATGCCGAGACCGTTGATGTTTTTGGCGACGCAGTAACAAGCACCACTCATACGCTTGCGTATTACTTTCGACTGAACACTGCAGGCGAAGGTGTAACAGCAACTGCGGTTGCGGATAACAGCGGCTGGAAGACGACGTTGTCTGCTGCCGTCACTGGCTCGATGTTGGCGAGTGACAGTTGGTATTTTCAGGCGTTGCTGACGAAGATCAGTGACGGCACGGTTCAGGAGTACAGCCGAGGTCAGATCGAGGTCAAGGCTTCGCTGGCATTTTCCGGCACGCCGGCTGCATTCGATGGCAGGACTCAGGCTCAACAAGATCTGGAAGCAGTTCAGGCTGCGATCAGGGGGCTGATCAGCGGCGGTGCTGTATCTGAATACAGGATCGGCAATCGGAACCTGAAGCGATATGAGCTTTCTGAGCTGATTGAATTGGAATCGAGGCTAAAGTCAGTTGTGGCCAAGGAAAACAAAGCCAAGTTGATCGCTTCTGGTCTTGGCGATCCACATAATCTTTACGTTCGATTCGATCGAGGCTGATGGGACTTCGTACACGATTTCTTAGAAGGCTCGGTTTGCAGCCAATCCCGCAAAGTCGACCTCGTCGTCGTCGCAGTTATGCGGGTGCGATCATCTCTCGACTGACGAATGACTGGATGAGCACTCAATCGAGTGCTGATGCAGAGATTCGACAGAGCCTGCGCAAGTTGCGGGATCGTTCCCGCGAGATGGTGCGGAACAATCCGTATGCAAAGCAGGCGAAGCGCACGACGCAGATCAATGTGGTCGGCAGCGGGATCAAGTTGCAGTCACAGGTGCAGCAGGTTCGTAGCAGAAAGCCGAGCGAGGCGATCAACAGACTGATCGAAGAGAAGTGGAATCTGTGGACGCGAGCGCAGCATTGTGATGTTGCTGGTCGGCACAGCTTCCACATGATGGAGTGGTTGGCGACGGGTGCGCTGCCTGAGTCCGGTGAGGCGTTGTTCCGCATCATCCGCAGGCCGTTTGGTGGCAGCCGGGTGCCATTGGCGTTGGAGATGCTCGAGTCTGATGTGCTCGACGAGGAATACCAGGGTCCGACGCTTGCGAAGAAGAACCAGTGGCGGATGGGTGTCGAGGTGAATGAGTGGGGCCGCCCCGTGCGGTACGCATTTCTGACGCGGCACCCTGGTGATTACTGGTTCCAGAACGCGCCGGAGACTGGTGGCAAGCATGTGTTCTTGCCTGCCGAGGACGTGATCCATCTGTTTCTGCCGGAGCGTCCGCAGCAGAACCGTGGGGTGCCTTGGTTCCACCCAGTGATGGCTGATGCGCACCAGCTTCAGGGTTATGAGGAGGCTGCGGTGATTCGTGCGCGTGCGGGCGCATCGATCATGGGCTTCGTCACCAGCCCGGAGGGTGAGCTGGATGCTGACGATGTTGAGGACGGTCGTCGGATTTCAGAGTTCGAGCCTGGGATGTTCAAGTATTTGGAGCCAGGCCAGAACGTGTCTGTCCCGAACATCGACTCACCTGATCAGCAGTTTGAGATGTTTGTGCGCAATAAGGTTCGCAGGTTTGCGAGCGGTTTTGGGTGCAGCTACGAGACACTGAGTCGTGATTTTTCGGAGACGAATTACAGCAGCTCAAGGTTGAGCTTGCTCGAGGATCGCGAGCACTGGAAGGTGGTGCAGTCGTACCTGATCGAGCATTTTCACAATCGGGTGTTTCGTGAGTGGCTGAACCTGGCGGTATTGTCAGGGGAGCTTCCCTTCGATGATTACGACACCCGGCCTGAGCGTTACGACTCTCCGCGCTGGATGGCCCGTGGCTGGGACTGGGTCGACCCGTTGAAGGAAGCGAAGGCTTACCGCGAGATGGAGCAGGCGGGGTACATGACGAAGGCGCAGATTGTCGCGAAGCTTGGCGGCGACTTCTATGACAACCTGACTGAGATCGCTCGAGAGCAACAAACAGCTGCTGATCTTAATGTTGAGCTTGACAAGGACATCTTTGAGCAGCCCCCGGAGGTAATTGAGTAATGCCTGCAATGCCAACTGAAGGCATGCGCGAAGAAGCGCAGCGCTACAGAGACTGGAAGGATGAAGGCCGCGATGGTGGCACTGAGGTTGCTGCTCGTCGTGCGTCTCAGATTTTGAGTGGTGATGAGTTGAGTGATGAGACCATCGTCGCGATGAGCGCATGGTTCGCTCGGCATGAAGTGGACAAACAGGCCGAGGGATTCAGCCCAGGGGCTGTCTCTTATACACATCTCCGAGC